AGTAAGTATGATTCAGAATAGAGAACTGACTAATAAGTTAGAAAAGATTAGAGGTGTTCTTGATGGGTCGCATTGAAGTAGATGAAGAGAAATTGAGACGTTTTGTTAATGCGTCTTTATTTACTTGCATGGATTTAAATTATAACTTATTTCATAAAAAGATATGTCATGATGAGTGCTGTGACTGTCCTCTAGATAGTGTCAAAAGCATGATTGAATGGCTTAAAGAGGAAGATTAATCATGTATCCCTATATTGATGTAAATATTTTATAAACATTAGTTACCTGATCTAATCAAAACAGGGCTCATAAGAAAATTCTATTAAATACCTATTTAGATTTTGTTTCATTAATCTCATTATCAATATAGGGATTCAATTCATTTAAGAAATGGCTTAGAAAGGAAGATCAACATTGACCACAAAAAAAATAAAAGAAATCACATATTCTTCTGAGTATGTGGCTGAACTAGAAAACAAGATAGAATATTTAAAAGAAGAAAATGCATTAATCAAACGTAGATATACTGTTTTAGAATGTCAAAATCATTATCTTGAGTTATATAAGGAAGCGTTAGACCTAGCAATCACAAACGCTATTATTGTTGGTGGCTATGATCTTTGGGAAAGAGCTGCAATAGGATATGGCGTGCAAGAATTTTATAACAAGTGCATTCATAGAAACGCACCAAATCTTAATAAAGGTATTGTGGAATTCTATCTTTCGCTAATAGCAAACGCAAAAGCACAAAAGAGTGAGGTAAAAGAAAATGTTAAATGCAGAAAGATTTAAGAAAGAAATATTAGAAAATTCAAATGCTGTTTTTGATTTTTCAATAAGCAAAGATAGGCACACAATTGAGAAATGTCTTGGTGTCTGTGATAATTGTATCTTTTGCAATATGGGAGAGCATTGCTCGAATGTTAAAGTAAAATGGCTCTTATCAGAGTACAAAGAGCCTATCAAATTAACTAGATTTGAGCATGATGTTTTAAAACATCTTCTTGAAAAGACACAATATAGATTTATTGTACGTGAAAAAAGCGACAATATTTACATTTACAAAAGAAAGCCCAAGAAAGGATTAGGTGCTTGGGATATTAGCACAGGGATGCAAAACCTTAATATATTTGTTAATTTATTCCCATTTATCAAATGGGAAGACGAAGAGGCTACATCAATTCTGGAGGTTTTAGATAAATGTGAGGTGGTTGAGAGTGATTTATAAAGAAATATTAGATATGGTATCAGATTCAGCATATAACAAATTCATTCACGGCCTTGATTATGACGGATTGAAAAGTACGATCGTCGAATGTGCAACCAATATTTACATTAAGCAGATGGAGCTTGAAAAAGAGAAGCTGCAAGAAGAATATGATGATCTTTATGAAGGGCATGACAAACTTTCTTATGAATGGGCAAAGTTAAAGAAAGAAAATAGAGAACTTAACAAAAAATACAATGAACTTTTTGAAGATTTTAACAAAATTAACAGCGAACCTCTTCTAAGAAAAATGACTATTGCTGAACTGAAGGAAAGGGGATTTTTAAGAAATGAGAGTAAATGAAGTGTTGACAAGAGTCGATGAAGATGAACTCTTTGACATTAGATGTAAAAGTTGGAATTTTTGTATACAAGGAACAAAATGGGAAATCACTCATAGTGACACATTCATGGATAACCATTTTGGAGATATGTTAGTAACTCATATTGAAGTAAATGATTTGCCAAGAGGTCACGCAATCATGCTATTGGTTGATTAAGAAGGAGTTCATAAGATGATATTTGTGTTCATTACGTTCATGATCATTCTTTGGATGATTATAATGTCTGGTTAAAGGAGATTGGATATGATGATTTGGATTATAATGATAGCAGCAGTGCTTATTTGGATTTTGATGACTGCATAATTTTTCGGAGGTGTATGAATGACTACAGAAGAAACTAAACAGTATTTGAAAAACTACAAGAACATGATGCATAGAATAGAATATATTGATAACAAGCTAATTAATGTAAAATCAATACCTTATGATGATTCTTCAGTAGGATCATACGCAGAGCCAAAAACAAATAACGATTACATCATGATGAAGGATAAGTATCTTAAAGAAATGAGCAGTATAAGAGCATCAGTTGAAAGCATAGAAGATATGACTCTAAGAGATGTGTTGTTCTATCGATACATAGAATGCTTAGAGATATATGACATTGCTGATATCATGGATTGTTCTAATACATCTGTATTTGCTTATCTGCGTGATGCGATTAAAGAACTTTCAATTATTCTTGATTAATTCTTATTAAACTGTATTAATCTGCATTAATCAGAAGCGCACAGCACTTAAAAGGGTGCTAGTATGGTATTAGACAGAAATATATATAAGAGGGCCGGGCTAAACAGTTTGGTCCTCTTTTACATTAAGAATCATTAAGGAGGCGTATTAATTGTATGACAGAAAAACAGAGACTGTTTGCAGATGAGTATCTGAAAGATCTAAATGGTACGCGTGCCTATAAAACGATATACACTACTATCAAGAACGATAATGTTGCAGCAGTAAGAGCAAATACACTTCTTAAGCAGAAAGATATTTCTGATTATATAAGCAAAAGACTTGAAGAAATTCATAATGAGAACACGGCTGACATCCAGGAAGTGATGGAGTATCTTACATCAGTCCTAAGAGGAGAATCAGCCTCAGCGGTATTGATGATGAGTGGCAATGGTATGCAGAAGGTCACTGAGAAGCCTCCGGATGAGAAAGAAAGGCTTAAAGCTGCAGAGCTTCTTGGAAAGAGATTCGGTATGTTCAAAGACAATGTAGATGTTACATCGAACGGCAAGACAGTGATTGTGGATGATATAGATGAATAAGGTTAGTTTGAAATCTACCATTGGTCCGGCTTTCTACGAAGTTCATAAGCATGTAAAAAACAATGACTACACGCATTATTGGCTAAAAGGTGGCCGTGGTTCTTTAAAGTCCTCTTTTATAGGTGTTGAGATACCTCTAGGCATTATGAGAGATGCACAGCGAGGTGTAATGAGTAATGCAGTTGTTATGAGGCGAGTAAAAGATACGCTCCGAGATTCAGTGTATGAACAGATTAAGTGGGGCATCTATAAGTTAGGTGCTCAAGATGATTGGCTAATACCTGAGTCAAAATTAAAAATGACTTACATGCCGACAGGTCAGCAGATAATATTCAAGGGTGCCGATGAACCTAAAAAAATGAAGTCAACAAAGGTCCATATAGGTTATGTTAAATATGTCTGGTATGAAGAATGTGATGAATTCGAAACATATGACAAGATAACCAATATTAATCAGTCGCTTCTGCGTGGTGGACATGAGTATTGTGTCTTTTATTCTTTCAACCCTCCTGAATCACAAAGAAATTGGTGCAACAGGCAAGTTTTAGTAAAAAGAGATGATACATATGTCTCTCATACAACTTACTTACAGGCACCTCCTGAGTGGCTTGGGGAGCAGTTTCTAATAGAAGCCAACCACATGAAGGAGACAAAGCCTGATAAGTATAAGCATGACTATTTGGGAGAGGTAACTGGAACAGGTAGCGAGGTTTTCACAAACCTTGATATACGTGAGATAACCGACGAGGAAATACAGGTATTCGATAGATTGAAAAACGGATTGGACTTTGGTTATGCTGGTGACCCATTGGCATATATCAAAGCAAACTATGACAAGACGCGCAGGCGTCTTTTTATTTTTGGTGAAGTATATGGAACTAGACTATCAAATGCCAAGGCCGTGAAACTCATAAAAGAGATCAACCCACTCAATAAGCTAGTCACTGCTGATTCAGCTGAACCAAGAACTATTAATGAATTCAAGTTATTAGGTCTCAATATCATCGGTGCAAAGAAAGGCGCTGACAGTGTAGACAATGGAATAAAGTTCCTTCAGGACTTGGACAAGATAATCATAGACCCTGTTAGATGCCCCAATGCTGCACGTGAATTCAATGACTATGAAATCGAAATGGATAGAGACGGCAACCTTAGAGGGGACTTCCCCGACAGAAACAACCACACTATAGATGCGGTTAGATATGCTATAGAAAATGAAATCCTTATGAAGAAGGCAAGAGCAGGAAAGAGGAGATTTTAAAAGATGTATTATACTTTCACGATTCCACGAGAAAAATTCGACGAGACAAACATAGACAGAAGCATGATCCTTCGTCTCATTGCTAAGCATTATAGTATTCGTGCTCCTGAGATATTGAAGAATGTTGGCTATTACTTTGGTAAGCATGCCATCATGAACAGGGAAAAGAAGTTCAAGAACCAGCCGAACAATAAGATCATGGTAAACCATGCTAAAGATATATCAGATACAGCAACGGGCTATTTTCTTTCAAACCCTATCACATTCAAGAAGAATACAGAAGACGGCAATATTGACAAGCTAACAGGTGCTTTCGTTGATGCTGAAACAGATGATACAGATTCATGCAATGCTATCAATATGTCACGTGCTGGTGTCGCTTATGAGTATGTTTACTTATGTGAGCATGAAAGCAAGCTGATGACCAAGACACTTGACCCATTGTCAACATTCAAAGTTTTCGATGCTTCAATTGAACAGCATGAACTATTTAGCGTTTATTATTCGATTGAAAAAGATGATTCTACTGACAGATTCAATATCATTGCGACAGTTACAAGTGAGAACTATGTCACAAGAATCGGAATCACATGCAATGAGGAATTTGAAAAAGGCGAGTTTTCAGAATTAGGTGAGCCTTACCCACATTTCTTAGGTGAGGACCCTATCATTGAGTATAGAAATAATATGGACTGCATTGGAGACTATGAACAGCAGATTTCTCTTATTGATGCATACAATACATTATGCTCTGACAGAATCAACGATAAGGAGCAGTTCATTGACGCAGTGCTTGTTGTCTATGGCGCTCTTTTAGGTGATGACGATGAAGAAGCAACAAAAGCGCTCCAGGCTATCCGTAAGAATGGTGTTATGGAACTTCCTAGTGATGCACGCTCTGAATATTTGACTAGAACATTTGACGAGAATGCTGTGGAAACACTCAAGCGCTCAATAAAGGAAGATATCTATTCACTTTCTCATGTTCCTAATCTGACAGATGAAAACTTTGCTGGCAACAGTTCAGGCATTGCCATTCAATATAAGCTTCTAGCACTTGAGACCCTCACCAAGACAAAAGAGAGATATTACAAGAAAGGGCTTAAGAAGCGTATAAGAATGTTCTGTACTTACCTCAATCTAAAGGCAATTGCTGCTGATCAGTCAATGATTGAGCCTGTATTTACAAGAGGACTCCCACAGAACCGTCTTGAATTATCACAGATCATTGCGAACCTTAAAGGTGTTGTATCAACTAAGACACTTCTTGCATTGCTTGACTTTGTTTCAAACGTTGATGATGAAATGAAAGAAGTCAAAAAAGAACAACAGGAAGCACTTGAAAAACAGAAGCAGTTATTTGATACCGAAAATCAGAATACTCCTCCAGAAGATGAAGAAGAAGCAGATGATCACAAGGAAGATGGTAATAATGATGATGACAAAGACAAGGAATAATAGTGCTCTGTTATGACTAACATTAAAAACATAAAGTACTGGGAGATGCGAGAAGCAAGGAACATGTACAAGGATATGCAGTTGGCTGAGGACTGCGCTAAAGATTTGAGTGTAATCTATAGCAAGGCTGCAATCTACACTACCAAACAGATTGAGGGGATATTCAATAGATTCGCTTCAAAGCATCATCTGACAAGAGACGAGGCAATTAGTCTTCTTTCAGAGGCTGACAGCAGAAATTTCGAAAAACTGCTTGAAGTATACAAGAATAAGACAGGTGCCCAAAAAAGAGAGGTACTAGCAGAATTGGAAGCCCCAGCATATAAGAATCGTATGAAGAGGCTTGATGATATTAACAAGTCAATTAATAAGCTGATTAATGCCATTGAATCCAAGGAAAGAGATGCCATAGGGAAGACAATGCGACAGGTCTATGAAAGCAGTTATCACCATGCGGTATATGAAGCTGCAAGAATGAGCGGTCTAGATCTTCAGACAGGCCCTATTGATGAAGGCGCTCTTGAAACCATTCTGAAAAAGAAATGGTCAGGTCAGAACTATTCCGAAAGAGTATGGAACAATACTCAGAAGGTCGCTGATGCGCTAAAAGAGGAGTTCATGATAGGAGCCCTCACAGGAAAGACAGAGAAGGAAATGACCGACTCAATCAACGAACAGTTCCTATCAGGTAGAAATAAAGCTAGAAGACTTGTAAGAACCGAATCATCATACATTCACAATGAGGCGCACTTCCAGGCTTACAAGGATTACGGCATAGAGGAGTATAGATTTGTTGCAACACTAGACCTTAGAACGTCCCAAATTTGCCGTGAGAGGGACGGAAGTGTATACAGGGTGAATGATAAGAAGATAGGCGTAAACGCCCCTCCAATGCACCCATGGTGCCGTTCTACTACTATTATGAATCTTGATGATGAAACTATGCATAATCTAGAAAGATTTGCAAGAGACCCTATTACAGGCAAAAAAATGAAAGTTCCAGCGGATGAGACTTATAAAGAGTGGCATAAGAGAATGGTTGAAAAGCATGGTGCTGAAGCAATTAATACTGCTGAGAAATCAATCAAGAATTATTCTAGTGATAAGAAGCAGTATAAAGAATATGCCAATTTATTAGGAAATGAAAATGTACCTCTATCACTATCGAAATTTCAAAGTTTGAAGTATAATAATCCTGATGAATGGAAACATTTGAAAAGTTTTTATAAATTCAAACAGTTGAACCCAAAGTTAACATACAATGATTTTTTATTGCATTCTATTAGGAATTATGCTCCAGGTGTTCCTCAGTTACCAGAAAAGGTGAAAGGATATGCCTTGAAAGATGATGAAGCAAAAAAAGATAAGAATCATTTATTTGATAGAATGCTAGAAAGAAACATTACTTCTGATGAGTTGCAAGAATATGTAGACAATGCATTAGTGATGTTCAATCAATGGAATGGGAAAAGGAAATTATTTATTTCTGAGAAAGGGGCTTCTGTTGTTATGCTGAGAGGCGATAAATGGATATTTAAAACAGGTATGAAGTATACTGATTACGGCGATAATTATATGGCTATATTGGAGGTGCTTAAACGATGGAAAAAATAGATAACGTTGATTTTGAAGAAGATAGATATTGCCCTGTATTTAATCGAATCATTGATTGTGAGTGGTGTTATGAATCTCTTATGGGAATATCCAAATTAGCAAAAAAAAGCGCCATTAAGGAATTAGACGAAATATCTGATGATAAAATGGAAGATGCGTTTCAAAAATGCAAAAAGTGTAAGTATAGTGAATTAATGGCGCTTTTTTTT